TGTCGCGGCGGAGACGTTGTCTCGGGTGCAGATGGCGATGGTCCCGACACAACGAGAAGCCCCGGCAGGAGCCGGGGCCTCGTACCGCTGCATGTCGATGCCGTCTACGCTCCCGGCCCGCTTCGGGCGGCGGGCCTTAGGGGTCAGTGGCTTCATCGGCTAGGAGACGACGATGGTCGCCGCGCTGACCGTGGCGGTGAAGCCCTCGGTCACGTCGTAGAGCTGACACGTCCATGTTCCCGCGTGCGGGAAGATGTAGTTGTTGAACTGGAATGCCCCATCAGGGGTGACGCCGAAGACCTGGCTCCGACCGTACTCCGTCCCGCCCTCGACCATGGTCAGGACGTAGCGGAACTCGGGGCTGGTCGGGTAGGCGTTCGCGTCGTAGTTCGCCTCATCGTTGGGGTCGCCCCCGCTGATGTCGAACCGGACAGCCGTCTTCTTGGCAACGACCGACCCGGAGGCGGGGGTAGGGGTGATGGTTACAGCCATCGGTACACCTCTCTGCTAGTGCCGGTCACCAAGCTAGCGACCTGAGCCTGCTCAGTTTGGGGGCCGTCGTGACGCTGGGATCGCCACCCTGGTCCCACGGGGTAGAGTACTTCTCTGACCAAGGGTCCCCTCCCCATTTCTCGCGGTGGAACGCGACGTTCCTTGGGTACGTCGTGCTATTCCGGGTGCCAGCGACCTTGATGGTCACGCTGCCGCCCTCCACATGAAGGGTATCTGTCTGCGGATCATGGAAGGTCACCCCGCCGATCCGCTTGGCCCTCGCGTCCCAGTCGCTGTCCTCGCAGTAGCAGGGGTGGTAATGCTCGTCCAGGAAGCCGACCTTCTCGATGGCCTTGTCATTGACGCCGAAGGCGCTGTAGCCCGCGAGGAAGACGACCGCCGGCCCCAGGTCGCCCCAGATGGCCTCCTCGGCCTTGGCAAGGGCGCCGGGGGCGAACTCGACATCGGAGTTGACGAAGAACCACCAGGGGGCGTCGAGGTTGGCCTTGAAGGTCAGGTTCAGGGCTGGCCCCCAGCCGAGGTTCGCCCCGGGATCAGCGACGTGCATCTGGTCAGCCCAGTCGGGCTTCTCGAAGGACCACTGCCCGCCGTTATCGATGACGTAGAAGCGCCCCACTCGGGCATCGACCGTCTTCATCATCTTGTAGGCGAGGTCGTAGCGGTTGAGGATGGGCAGGGCCAGGACGGGGATGCTCACTTGACGCACTCCAGCCAGCCGCCCATGTGCATCGTGACGCCGTAGAGGTCCATGTCGGCGCGGCGGAGGAAGCGCGGCTCTTCCTCCAGGAAGGTGTCGATGGCCGGCGTGACCCCATGATCACCAAAGATGGTGAGGTCAGGCTCATCGATGATGGTGTCCTCCACGATGAAGAAGTGGCCCAGACTGACGAGAGGGGAGTAAAGACGCAGGGCCGCGAGGGTGGTGTCGTAGTCATGCCGACTGTCTTCCACGACCATCACCGGCCCATCCCCGGCCAGGCGCTTGATCTCGTCAGCCTGGGCCTGCTCAGTCAGGTTGCCCTGAAGGAACGTGATCCGTGGGTCCTGCAACTCAGGTGCCTTCGTCACCTCGATGGAAACGACCTTGCCGCCGCCGCAGAGGGCACTGAGTTGGTCAGCGAACCACAGCCCGCTAGCCCCTGTACTGCCTGAGCCGAGTTCCACGATGACCTTCGGCTGGGTGGCCCAGATGACATGCTCGTAGGTCTTCAGATCCTCAGACATCTTCGCCATGGGCAGGCCCTTGTAGGAGTCGAAGTGATGGAGCCGCAGACGAGCCTTCCAGTACTGCCTGAGCGTGGCATCACGATCGAAAGTAAGACGCTGTCCAAGTGGGTACTTCATGCGAGTGTCATCTCCTCGTAGCGAGCCTTGAAACGCTTCTGGTCGCGCCAGTAGCTCTCACGGCAGTCCTTGTAGGTCTCGTCCCAGGGGTCGGCGTTGGTGGCTCCGAAGAGCGGATGCAGATGTTCCACGACCGACTCGCGGACACGGACGAGTTCGCCCTGCTTGTCGGCCCAGGCGAACATCTCGTTGTCCGCGAAGTTGTGTTCGTAGCCGGGGTGGAAGGCCAGCGCCGGCTCATCGAAGACCGCCCGCTGGAGGTACTCCGTCCTGACCACGGCCTGCGTGCCGTTGACGTTGTGGAGGTCGTTGACCACCGCCACCGACTTGCCGCTCTCATCGAGGGCCTTGAGAGCGTGACCCAGCCAGAGGTCGTGGTGGAGGACATCGTCCGAGCCGAAGAACACCGTCTCCGCGTCCTCGATGTAGGAGAGGAGCCGGTTCATGCGGGTGACGTAGCGGCGGTCCTCCCAGTCCGAGTCGTCCAGATACCACTCCCCGATCCGATCGAGGACCGCCTTCGACTCATTGTCGCTCACGCACCACAGGATGAAGTGTTCTTCAGGCGTGTTGTCGTGGATGCTCTGGGCCGTCCGCTCGAGGTTCTGGGGGCGGTTCAGCGAGGGGATGAGGATGGCCGTCGGCATGAGGTCGATCAGCGCCATAGCCCCTCCATCAGGTTGTAGTCATCCTGATAGTAGTTCCGCAGCCTCTTCCGCGAACGCTCGCTCAGGACCGTCTCCTTCACGGAGGATGGGTGCGACACCGCAGGAAGGGGGAACCCCATCCCCGTGATGTCCTCGTTGAAGGTGCGGTAATCGATGACGATGGCGCCCCGCTCGCGGACGTAGTCGGCTGAGGTCAGCCACCAGCTCGAGGGCCAGAAGCCGCATCCCCACTCTGCCGACATCCACGTCTTCGGCCCCATCTCCACGAAGTGGTCGATGGTCCTGAACCGCTCGAGGAGGTGACGATCGGGCCAGGTCGTGAGCATGTCCCACGCACTCCTGAACCGCTCGATGGGGTCCCTCAGGACCGCGATGGCGAGCTTGCCATCGGGGACGTGGACGAGCGCGAACTCGTGGACCGGAGTGAAGGCGATGCCCGAGAGGGTGGTCGCCAGGGACGAGGACGCGGCCTTCGGGATGCGGAGGAAGTAGAGGTCCGGTTCCTTTTCCCAGTCCCCGGCGAACCTCCACCACTCGTAGTCGCGCAGGACGTCGATCACAGCAGCCTTCCGATGCCGTTCCTCCACTCCACTTCCGGCTCCCAGCCGGGAGCATCGTTGATGCCGATGTAGGAAGCGGCGTCACCATGCCGGAAGAGGCCGAAGTCGTAACTGAGGCCAAGGTACTGGGCCATCTGCTCGACGGTGACGGCGTTCTTCACGCCTCCACCGACATCCCAGGTCCGACCGACGTACCGGCTGGGGTCCTCGACCATCTTCAGGAAGAGGCTGACGAGGTCGCTGACGTAGAGGAGGTCGCGCACCTGGCTGCCGTCCCCGTTGATGGTCACCTTGATGCCCTGACGCTTGGCCTGGAGGAACCAGGCGATCCAACCGCTCTCGGTGCTGCCCTCCTGCTCAGGGCCGTAGACGGTGCCGGGACGGACGATGATGGTGGGCAGGCCGAATGAGTCCTGGTAGTCCTCTGACCACAGCTCCACCATCCTCTTGGCGGCGCCGTAAGGCGTCTGGCCGTCGCGGGCCTTCACCGAGGACACCATGAGGATGGGGACCATCCACTGCCTCGCGAACTCCGTGACGTTGGCGGCGGTGACGACCGTGTCCTCGAAGGTGTCCAACGGGTGGGCCAGCGAGCCAGGCGTCGAGCAGGACGCAGCGAGGTGGATGACGAAGTCTGGGCGGTGGAGGTCCGCCACCAACTCGAGACGGCGAGAGGAGAGGTCCATCTTGCCCCCTCCGTCATCACGCCGGTCGATGCCGAACACCCGATGGCCGGCCTCCTTGAGGCCCCTCACCGTGTGCTTGCCGATGAACCCGGCGGAGCCGGTGACGAGGACGGCCTTCTTCACTTCACGATGACCTCATCGCGGAAGTAGTCCACGGTCACGCGCACGCCGTCCTCGAGTGGCGTGAGCATGTGGCCGAGGTCGAGGATCTTGTCGGGGTCCGCCTTGACCACGGACTGCTCCTCCTCGCCGGGGCGCATGGGGAGGTACTTGATGGTCGCGTCGGGCACGTTCCTCACGACCTCCTCCGCGATCATGTTCACCGTGGTGTCGCGGCCCGTACCAGCCTCGATGGTGGGCTGGGCGCCGTCGTCGTTCGTCAGCTCCAGCGCCCTGACGAGGATCTCGGCCACGTCCTCGACGTAGATCATGTCCATGATCTGCGTGCCGTCGCCGTAGATCTCGATGGGTTCGCCGCTGAGGGCACGGCAGATGAACGAGGGCATGATCTTGCGGACGCGAGAAGATCCCCAGGGGGGAACGGGGACCTGTCGCGGCCCGTAGGCGTTGAGCGCCCGCACGACGGTCATCTGGGAGCCACGGAACTTCGTGTACATCTCGCAGAACCGCTCGATGGTGTTCTTCGTGATCGAGTAGGTGTTGGACATCCAGTAGTTGCCGACGGCGATGTTCACGAGCGGCACGTCGTACTGGGCACACGCCTGAAGGACGTTCAGGCCCCCGAGGATGTTCGTCTCAGCAGCAGGGAGCGGGTTCGCGATCGTCTCCTGAGTACCAAGCACTCCTGCGAGATGGATGACCCCATCGACGTGGGCCACGGCCTCGGTGACGAGGGTGGCGTCCTTGATGTCCCCGAAGACGACCGGCTGGACGATGTTGGAGTAGTTCTGGGTCCGCTGTTCTCGGTCGAGGATGACTGGTATGTAGCCACGGTTGCGGAGTTCCTCCACGACATAGCGACCGATGAACCCGGTGCCGCCGGTCACAAGGACGTACTTCATCTCTGCCCTCCTAGCATGAAGGTTAGTGGGGGCCAGACTGGGCTGGCCCCCGGCTGACTATGCCTCGTCGTACGAGTAGTTGACGGTCTGCTGGGTCCAGTTGCCAGGGGAGGCGTCGGATCCGACCGCGAGCTGCATCGCGAGGTACTTGGTGTAGTCGTTGGTGTTGGTGTACGAAGCGTTGTCCCACACCGCCTTGTTGCCCGACGTGTAGGTCGTGGCGTTGGTGTCAGCGATGGTGGAGGTGGCAGACGTGCCCTCCTGATACGCGGCGTAGGCCCCGGTGAAGTTCAGCGTGGTCGAGGTATCGACCGTGCTGTTGAACCACACCTTGAACGACTGCACGTAGTTCGCGGGGGTGGCGGTGATCTTGAGGCGGACCCACTTCTCGTAGGAGTTGGTGCCTACGGTGATGGGGTTGGCCTGCCGGTTCGCCAATGAGTTGGTGGCGTTGTCGTCGCTGACGAGGTCGATGCCGGTCACGGAGTCCGCGACATCAGGCGTCGAGCCGGTGGACACACTCAGAACGAGGGTTGCGGCCATGGCTAGTTCTTCTCCTGCGAGTTATCCCGCTTGCCAGGAGACGAGGATGAGTCCGCAGACTGCCCCTCTGCTGGAGCGGGTTCGGGGATGCTCACTTCGCGGGCCGTCGGGATGTCCTCGAGCATTACGAGGCCCGGAGGCGTGTTCGCCATGAGCTTGTTGAAGGGGTTGGACTCGTCGTCCACGTCCCCGAAGGGGGCGCGGCCCTCATCGATCCTCGCCTCGTTCACCGACTTGTAAGGCATGCCTGCGAGCGCCAACTTGTTGATGTTGGCCTTGGACATGGACTCCTTGATGTTCAGCCGGGTGAAGCGGAACGCGAGGTTGTTGTCGGGGCCTCCGAGCGACTTGTCCCAGACCACCTCTCTGGTGAAGTAGTCCTGTACGAGCGCGAGCAGTGGTCGCAGACCCTGGTCTTCCGTCATCTCCTGCTGGACCTGGCCCTCCGAACGGTTGATGTCGAAGGACATGCCGATGTCCTGCGGGCTGATGAGGTAGACCGCGCAGATCTTGCGGACGAGGTACTCGAGCCACTCGTTGTACTGCATGTCTCGGTTGCTGGCCCGGAAGGGGACGAACTTCGCCCCCTTGGTGCCACCGATGAACGCCATCGCTCCCCTGCCTGCCACTTCGTGCAGCCAGTAGGACTTGAACTCCTCCACCTTCTCGGGGCGTGCGCCCTCGCCCAGGTCGAGCATGCCGTCTGGGGCTGCCTGCGTGACCTGGCGGTGGTTGTAGAGGGAGCCTGAAAGTTCCGCGTCGATGGTCTGCTTCAGCGTCTCGAGCGGAGAGAGGCCCAGGACGGAGTACGTCCGTGGGTTCGCCATGATGTAGACGAGGTCGTCGTTGAGGAAGGGCACCTCGTACTGGGGATGCGGCACCCACCAGTAGCGCGGCTCATCCGGGTTGCCGTCCCAGAGTGTGCTGACCTTGACCTTCCCGCCATCCACGGCGTGGAGGCCAGCGAGGCCCCCGCCGAGGGTGCGCTCCTTCTCGATGACGCCGGCGTCGAGGATGAGGATGTCCTCGATGATCGGCTCGACCCACGAGCGGAACGACTCGACCATCGGGCTGGGGCGGTCGAAGAGGGCACGCAGTTGGTCGACCTGGCGCTCGTTGTAGGGCTTCTTGTGGTCGAAGGGGACGATGTCCCACTCCGCCGAGCTGACCTGAGCCTTGCGGACGCTGGTCACCGCCCGGATCCACTCGGAATGCTCGGACCAGTTGCGGAAGAGTCCCACCGACGCCTTGGCGACCCGTCCCTTGTCCTGCATGACGAGGGCGGCGGTCCCACCGGATGGGAGGTTCTTCGGGCTGGTGCGGTATGAACGTGTGAGGAGATCTGAGATCAGGCCCATTAGCGCAGTCCTTTGAAGTGCGCCGCAAGGACACTGTCTTGCTTGGCGTTGAGGAGGTCGGTCATGACCTTCTTGTTGGCGGCTTCGATGGCCTGCTCGTAGGTCATGGTGTGGGTCTTGATGCCCTCCATCATGTCCGCGAGATAGTCGGGGACCTGGCGATCACCGTCACGGAACTCCATCTCGACGTATTCGCGTACCGGGTCGGACATGATCACCTCCCTCTCAGGCTGCCGAAGAAGAACGTGTCCCCGCCAAGGTCCATCGAGTACCCCAGGGCATCGACCATGTCGTCGTGCGCCTTGGGGAACGACAGCAGCTCTCTCTCGAACTCGGTGCCCCGCAATGACTTGTGGTGGAACACCTTGTGGGCTTCGTACTTCGCGGCCACGGCTCTCGCCCTGGTCGTCTTGTCCACGTCGGCCTTCTTGCCCTCGATGGGGATGCGCGGGTAGGTCTCCATGACCTCCTGCACCAGCGTGGACTGGAACTGCTGGCTCTCCACGATCACCAGGTCGATGTCGGGGTAGGCCAGCCACCCGTCGTAGATGAACTCGGCGTGGTGGGACTCGCGCTTGTCGCGGTAGGCCGAGAGGACGTAGAAGTTGCCCGTGTCGAGGTCTTCCGCCGTCACGACGCGGGCGGTGTAGTCGGCACGTTCGCGCACCGACGAGGCGAGGTCCACACCCATCTTGAGGGTGTATCGGCCCTCTGGCGGGAGGGTGTCGAAGGACTCGAACGGCCCGTGGAAGATGTTGCCCTCGAGGAGGCCGCTGATGTCGTTCTGGTAGGAGCAGGCGAACATCGCGCTGCCCATCTCCTCCTTCTCGCGGAGGAGCCGGTCGAGAGGCCAGTACTCGGGCCAGTACGAGACCATGTCGCCCTTCTCGTCTTCCTGGATGGCCGACACGATGTGGTAGTCCCATCCGAAGCCGCCTTCGTGGATGGGGTCCATGAACTGCTCGTAGAGGTCGTCTTCCGCCCAGCGGGTGCCGACCACGACCGTGGCCCCGTCGGGGGCCAGGCAGGGCTTGAGGGTCATCTTGAACCAGCGTTCGACGTTCTCGCGGGCGTCCACGCTATTGGTGTTCTCCTCATCGAGGATGTCGTCCATGAGGATGAGGTCGAAACGCTTGCTGATGATCGCGCCGCCCACGCCCACGGCGAAGAGCGTCACGTCCTTGGAGCCATGCCACTTCGACCGCTTCTCGAGCCACTCCTTGTCGGTCCATTTGCCGGTGCTGGGACCGGAGTCGGGGAAGACCTCGCGGTGGGCCTCGTTGGCCTCGATGGTGTACTTGATGCCCCGGCTGAAGTCCTTGGCCTGGGTGTCGGTATTCGACACCATGCCGAGGCGGATGTCGGGGTACTTGCCGATGAGCCACGAGCTGAGGATGGTGTTCACCCAGGTCGTCTTGGCTCCACCTCGCGGGAGGAGGTAGACCGTGTGGTGCCGCCCGTAGATGGCCTCCAGCACCGACGCGATCATGTCCTTGTGGTGCTGGGCCGGCTCGTAGCCGAAGACGTACTCGCCGTAGGCGAAGACCGCTTCCGGCCCGTCAGTTCTTGCGAGTTCGATCAGTGCGTGGGATCGGGCTTGACTGAGATGCTCCACCGAGAGGCCCGATGCCTCGAGTAGCCTCGATGAATGCTCTGAGAGCTTCTGGCTCGAGGGGTCCGGTATCGACGGTGACACCAAGGTTGCGTTCCTCCGAGATGTGGGACGGCCTGCCGAACATCACCTGGAGGCGATCCAACAGCGGCACGAGGTCGGCTGGTCGCAGCCGGTAGACGGGGACTTCGACCATCTCGTCGTTGACGAGCCGCCGCTCCGTGGCAGCCATGTCCTCACTGAGCTTGTCGAGGGCCTGCTCGATGACATCGATGGCCTTGTCCTTGAGCTCCATCTCGCGGCTGATCCGGTACGCCTGGCG